TAGCCGATGTTTGCGCTGCGGATCGTTGCATCAGTCAAACCACGCCGCCGCAGATAGTCGAGCGGACTTCCACCCTGGTATGTCCCTGTGTCTGTCCACAGTTGTTCTTGTGTCCATCCGACAAAGCGACGCATGCGCGCTTGCCATGCATCACACGGTGGTGCTGTTGGTTGTGGGGCTGGTACCGTATTGGCAATGTCGCGTGGTTCAGGTTGTGACACTCCAAGAATACGTAGCGCCTCCTGATACCCCACGCCGTCGCGGTAGCGCACGTAGTTGATCGCGTCCCCACCCTTGCCACACTGGCGGCATGTCCAGTTCGGTGCATCACCATTTGCAGGCTCCGGCCATGCACGCAACCTGTCATGCCCGCCACAGAACAGACACGGGCCGTGGTATTCGCCGCCGTTTGTACCAGCGGCACGCTTCAGGTTGGGAATGAGATCGAGAAGGTTGATCATTTTCTATTCTCCCCGTGCTCAAAACGTGCGGCGCGGGCGGCATTGATGGCTGTGATATACAATGGTTCATTACTAAGATAATATGCAACATCATTATCAGATGGAGCAAACCACATCCGCCCTTTGGTTGACCACAGTAACGCATCGACAATCCGTACATCATCTTCACTGTCAAGAAACGTATAGCATGTGTATGCTTTGCATTCTGGCAGTCCACATACCACCGTCAAGTCAGCAACATTCCTAGCAAACTCCATATGCCGCAGAAAATCCTGTGATGGTTTACTCCCCTTGACTTCAATCCATCGTGCGTGTGCCTCATCTGGTGCCCTGCCGGGATACTGGACACGGAAGTCAGGCAAGTACCACCCGACACTGCCCAGGTCATACCCTTCTGGCTCATATTCCCATCGCAACCCCAACGCATCAAAAAACACCGCCCACCGTGCCTCAAGCCGACTTCGGAACCGATACCCCTTGTAGTGTGTCTCGATAGGTTTAATGGTCATCTCACACCCCTTCAACTTCCCTCACTCGCTGTAACGCTTGTAACACCTGTTACAGTTGTAACAGGTGTAACAGGTGTAACGCTTATTGATGCTTAGTCTCTATAAGCGTTACAGCTGTTACAGCCCTGTTACAACTTGCGTTACAGCTCATTTGTCTTTGGTATGCCATATTCGCGCCCTGTTACAGCTGTTACAGGCTTTTTGCGTTACAGCTACTTTTGCCCTGTAACAATGTAGCCGCCGCCCGCCTTGGTAAAGAAGCCCCGATCTGCCATCCGGTTCATCGTCTGTCGCACGGTGCCTTCTTTAATGGAACTTGTTGGGTCGTCACCTTTGAGAATACCCATCACGCCCGCCGGCGTGATCGGCTCCGCTTTCGTGCTGTACTGTTTCACCACGCGGTACACGTCCCGTTGTATGTCGCTCCCAAAAATCGGCTCTGGGTCGGCGTCTACCACTGCCCACTGCCGAGCCTCCCCCAGGCGCACCTGCTGGAGTAACCATTCCTGTCGCTCGTGTCCACGGAGTTGCGAGCGCAACCGCACTTCTTCGTCGTTGTCTCGGAACATCGTCAAGCGCCCACCGCCAGCACTGCCCCACATGCCCTGGCCCCCGTTGTATGCCGTCTCTGGGTCTGGGTCGCGTTTGGTGCCATGCCATGAACCGAGGATGAGCGCGCTATGCTTCAGGCTAATGCGATGATACGCGAGGAACTCGGCATAATCCCCGCGATATTTGTCTTGTTTAAACTTTTCGCGGGGTAAAAATCCGGAAAACGTGTCAATAATCACCACGTCGATCTGCATTGTGGAAATATAGAACTCCATCATCTCGATACTATCGGCCTCGCTGGTGGGCGGAGTGAATGTCTCAACGGTGTGGATGAACAGGCCATCGGGCAAGTCCTTGCTGCCGTGGCTATCAATCAACAACTCCTGCATATAGGCTTCGTCATACTCGACACCGATGTACAGCACGCGACTTTTACGGCACTGGAATGCCCCCATCCAACGGCCCCCGTAGGTGAGCGCAATTGCCAACTGCAACAGAGCGGGCGTCTTGCCTATCCCTGGGTTGCCGATGTATAGCGCCAACCCCGTGCGCAGGATACCATCCAGGTAGTACCGTGTAGGAGGAATGTCTTTGTATGCTAAATCGCGGGCACTGACGGGGACAGGTTGCCCCGTGGTATACGTCAAGTCCTTGCCGCTTGCAATCAACTTGACTATCGTTTTGTCTGCCATTGCTGCACGACGCACACCCTCTACCCCGTCGCTTTGATAGATGGAGTAGAGATCATCATAGACGTGCTGCCACGCGTCTAGCCCGGTAGCAGGCTGTTCTGTCGCACCCTCTAGGAGTTCCTGTATTGCAGCACGTGCATTGTCGTAATCTGCCATTGATCAACCCTATTGCAACAAAAACACCGCGCCCGGCAGTCACCCACCAGGCGCGGTCGTCTCGGCTAAAACGGCATGTCTCCCTCACCTTCGTGCGCCGCTACGGGTGTCGGGCGATTGCGGCGGGCGGGCTGTGGTTCATCCTCGGTTGTGTCATTTTTCCAGGCCACAACCTCCACGTTATGCGGGAATGGGATATCGAGCGAATAGCCGACAGTGTTGTCGTTGCGGGTAAACTCGCGCACCTCAAGCTCACCCGTCACCGCAACCGCTTTCACACGGTCGCGTAATTTCCCATCCCATGCTTCTGCTTGCCCGCTCCAAAGAGAGACGCGGTACCACGTTGGCGGCTCCTCGTTGCCGTCACGGCTCCGGCGATTGACAGCTACCGAGATAGTCATAACAGCCTTGCCATTTTGCGTGTACTTCATCTCGGAGCGGTTCATGGACACATTCCCGATAATTGTGATCTGTTGCATTATACCTCCCCTGCTTCTGCCGCCACATCACCATACACCAGTTTGCGCGTTTCCTCAATCGCGGCCTCAACCTCTTCGGCGCTCATCGCACTGACTTGCCCGCTCGTCATTTCGGGTAATGCCACTCCTCGTCGGCGCCCCTCATCGCGGGCGAGTTTCAGTTTTCGAACCAATTGCGCGCCCGCCTTCGGTATACCGTTGTGCTTACTCTCCCTGGCTGCCTGGTGGCTGGCGCCGCGTTGCGGTTGTGCAGCACTGGCATCGTCGTCATCGTCGGCAACAATACCGAGCAATGATGCTAGCGAGTAGCGGCGCAGATACGTCAGGGCCGAACCATAGCCCTGTGGTTCATTTTTGCCAAGTGGGATTTGTGCGGTGCTGCTGATAAACTCCCCACTGGTGTGGAGCAGGATTGTCTCCAGACCGCAGTACCCCGTCTCGGCTGCCGTGGGGAGTTGCAGTACACTGAGTTCGTTCGCGGCCAGGGCATCGCGGCAGGCATCCCACACGGCGCCCAGGTCGGCGTAGCGGCTGCGAAAATGTGGATTAAGGCTGTCCTTCGCAGCAGGCTTCACAGCAGCCTGCGCCTTAGTCAGCGCCGGGGCTATGCTTGCAATTGTCTCACTACGTTGCATCTCTCAACCTCCCGCCGGGCATCGCGCCCGGCGCTCTTGTGCGATTATTACGGCTTCAATTGATAGTCAATGGTGTCATCGATGTGCATCATAGTGGCACCTCCTCTTCGTCTACACCTTGCGGCGCTTCGGGCTCCCAGAACCACACCAATGCATCGCAGTGTGGGCAGACAACCTCGTCATTTTCGTCGACAATCCAGTCGAACCATTCGCCGCAATGTGGACACTCCTCTTCGTTGTCATAGTCGCCTTCACATAGATCATACACGCCGAGCCACTGGCATACCTGATCGTAATCAAACTTGCTCATACCGTCACCACCTGCCAGCGACACCACGTCGGGATGCGCCGGTCTTTGTGCACCTCGTATGCGATATCCGAGTTACTTCCGCCAATCTCCAGGACAGCATCCCAATCCTCTGCAGCTATCGCCTGCTCAAGTTCGGCGCGCAACTGGAGCAGCTCGGCGTCGTGCAACTCGTCAGTTGTCTGGGCGCCGAGTGCCCGCATAGCCTCAACCATGCCCCTCCACTCCATTGCCATCATATAATCCCCACGCCCAGCCGCCTCCTCTTTTGCAATGTTTTGCAGGAGTTGTGCAATGTCCATGCTCATGACTCCTCTTCCTCCTCCTCCTGTTGTTGTTCCTTGTGTGCCTGTGCAAGTGCCTGTCCGCTGTTACAACCCTGCTCCTGCTGTATCTCGTCTGCCCGTTCTAACAGGCGGACGGCTTGCTCTTGTGTGATGTCTGCCATCACCTTTGCCCTTTCAAACGTTTGAAAACGATATCATCCAGCGCCGCCTGCGCTGTCTGGCGCGTAGGATAAAATCCTATAAGGTCGCCGTCCAGATACGCGGCATAGTCGCCTGTGATCGTGTCGTACTCAACGTGCTTGTGGTTCATCCGATGCTCCTCTTTGTGTGGCGCCGCCCGTTGCGACGTGCTGTTATTGTATCATACTATAACCGCTTTGTCTAGGTTGTTTTACGAAGCGTATGGGGATGTTGACAAAACGGTTGTGATGAGATACAATGAGCCTGTGCAGAGGAGAAAGGAGAGGGGGTTTATGGGGAAGCTTGTGAATAAATTGAGAGATGTTCGCCTGCAACGAGCAGCGGAATTGGGCGAAAATCTTTCCGTGTCAGATGTGGCTCGTGAAATTGGCTTCAGTCGATCGCGCGTGTCATTTTTTGAGAACAACCCAGGCGAGACACCAACGGGCGACATGATCGCACGACTTTGCGCATACTACAACGTTCAACCCGGCCATCTGTTGGAGTACATTGTTGAACTGGATGATTTGTTGGAGCATATTGTAACAGAGGGGGAGGAATGAAACATTCGCGTCCCTGGCTGCGATTTTTAGACAAGTCATTGTGTCCGAATTTCTACCGCGGCTCGGCACTACTGCTACATCTCGATACAGGCGTGGCAGACGTGTGGTGTGATGATATGATCATCGGCACCACGCGACGGATGGAAGAGGCCCGCTCTATCGTGGAGCGGTATGAACAGTTCAACGAAGCAACAAAGGAGACGACCAATGAATGAACAGCAAATGCAGGCAATCATGGCGAGCGCAGTTCATATAGCATGCAGTAACCTGACAGATGATGAGCTGGTGGCGCTGAACCTGACAGCACAATTCGACATGGACCCGACCACCCATGCGTTTTACAGCAAGGCGGCACACCTATTCACCGAACGCAACGGGACCAAGATGCACGAGGAAACCAAAAACGCACTAGCGCGGGTCGTCAACATGCGACTAGAAAAGGGCACCAATGAATAACCCGCCACGGCCCCCGGCAGAGACGCGCAAGGAAATCAAGGCCACTAACCTGGCCTTTAGCATGACAACGCAGGCAGGCGCAGAAGCGGCGACAGGCCCACGTGAGCAACTGTACGCCTTCCTAACTGCCCACGGTTGGGAGTGGAATGGGCATGATTGGGTGCGTATGCCACCCGTCTCACCACAGACAGGGCACGCCTATGATGATACAGAGAGGTTCCCGGGATGAATGACAATGGAGAATTGTTTCTGGTGCGCTTGCATTTGCAGCCACACACACCAGTAACACAGAACGACGTTATGAGGTTGATTGGTCAACGGCTTACAAAAAACCTCGTTATTGATCACATCTGGTCTGATGAGTGGCTTGTTGTACTGGTATCAAATAGTGTCAAGGCAAACGCGATACGCGATGAGGTTCAGCGTATCTGTCCGGACATCAATTCAGAGATACATGAAACGACGAGCGGTGCGTGGTGGTATATGAAGGCGATGTCATAGATGAGCGACCGTGCCACGCGATACCGCAAGCGCCATCCGGAGCGCGTCAAGGAGGCACAACGCCGCTGGAGAGAGCGCAACCGCGAGCGGCGCCGCGAATACAGCCGCGAGTATAAGCGGCGAACACAGAAAGACTACCGCCAGCGCCGCAAGGTTGCGCTGTGGAATAGCATTGTGGGGGTATATGAATGTGAATGACCATAGAACGAACGTCTTAAGTTATGGCGGCGGCGTGCAGAGTGTCGCTATGTGTGTCCTGGTGGCACGCGGCGTCCTGGAGCGGCCTGACTACATCGTATGTGCCGATACCGGGCGCGAGGCAACTAGCACGTGGGATTATTTGGACGAAGTGATGCAACCGTTCCTGGAGCGCCACGGGCTACACGTGGACATCGCGCCACACGAACTGTCTACCGTCGACCTGTACAGCCACCAGGGTGATGTGCTTATGCCGATGCACACTGCAACCGGGCAACTACGGACATGGTGCAGCATCGAGTGGAAAAAACGCGTGCGTAATCGTTGGCTACGCGCCCAGGGAGTGACCAGTGCTGTTGCCTGGATAGGGTTTTCGCTTGACGAGCGCCGCCGGGCTACGCTTCAGGACAGCGAGAAGTGGATCAGCATCCGCTATCCTCTGCTCGAACTCAACCTGACCCGGCAGGATTGTTTGAACATTATCCAGGCAGAGGGCTTACCAGAGCCGCCGAAGTCGGCATGTTGGATGTGTCCTCATCGCACCAACGCGCAATGGCGCCACATCCGCGACAACTACCCAGAGGAATGGGAAAGGGCCATTCAATTAGACGAAGAATTGAGAGACGCCGCAACACTGGACACCGTAGACGATTTCCCTCTCTGGCTGCACCGTGGCCGTGTGCCACTAGCAGAGGCCGACATCGACACACCCGACAAAGGCGAGAATAGGCAGTGTGGTATGGGGATGTGCTTTGTGTAGGAGTAACTTATGGGACGAAGGGCTAATCGGAAGGACGCCAACCACGGGCGGATTGTGCGTACGCTGCGCCAAATTGGCGCGCACGTCATAGACGCAGCAGTCGCGCCACAATTGGGATTTGATCTGCTTGTAGTGTTTCGTGGGTATGTGTATTTCATCGAGGTCAAGGACGGCAGCAAACCACCGTGTGAGCGCCAATTGACAGAGGGAGAGCGGGAACAACAGGCCGCGCTCGCCCTGCACGATGTGACATATCACGTCGTATTGTCAGAGGATGAGGCGTTGAAGGTGATAGGAGCGATTAAATAAGCGCCCCAGGAAGCGTGATAAGCAAGGAGAAGGTGTGTTCCAATTACTTGTAACAGAAGACCATAACGAGGCTAAATCAGTGGTTGACGCTGTAGCCAACCGTTTTAAACGCAAGTGCGAAATCACTCAGCACGGCGGTGTGTACATCGTGGGTACGATTAACAACGACACAGATGTGTTGATGTTGATTAGTTATTGGGTACAGGGATTTATGGCCGGAAAGACACAGGCGGCGATGGGAAAAGCCACGGGTGAGCAATGAAATCATACCAGGAATACCGCCGGTGCTCATGTGGCACCGTGTATATCATCAGCCGTAGCAGCCAGCGCCATCGCTGCGAGCGTTGCTACGAAACAGCAATGCAGCGCGAGCGGCGGCAGTTGAGGAAGGAGCGAGATAATGCGTGATTGGAAGTGGTGGGCGCTCGCTATCTTTTGTATCTACATCGCGCTATGGGGCTTGGAGGTGTTCGGATGACACGCCGCGCATGGACACCTGAGGAGGATACACGCCTCGTTGAGATGGCACAACAGGGCGCGCTCGCTTGGCAGATTGCACGCGAGTTAGATCGCTCTGTCGACTCGATACGATCGCGGTGCAAACGCCAACACGGCACTCTGTTTGGATTGCGCACCTATTGGTATGCGCCGCTATCTGCAGGGCAGACAGCAAGTTTGTTTGGGTTTGCAGCCGTCAACTCCGTGACACGATGGATTGCTAATGGATGGATGAAGGCGTACCGTGTTTACACATCCCCGAAGCGGAGTGGTACGCGCAACACAGAGTTTCGCATCTCGCAGGATGGCATCCTGGATTTCATCAGTAAACGAGAGCATTGGATGCGATGGGAGCCAGAACGCATCACCGACCCATACATCCGTGACGAGGCGCTGCGGCTCCGTGCTGAGGCCGATGGGCATTGGATACGCATATCGGATTGGGCAAAAGTACGCGGTTACACGAACGACGCATCACAACGCTGGATACGGCTCGGATACCTCACAGGCACACGCCATCATCATTGGTGGTACGTCTGGAGTGAGGACCTCGCGGCATTCACGCCGCCGAGCGAGCGGGGCTATGCAAAAAAATGACAGGGAGAAGAGAACATGATCCTGGGAAATGAGGCGATACAGGCGGCGCTTGACGCGGGCCACATCGTGTGTGATCCCGCGCCCGACGCTGCTGCTATCCAGACACATATTGACGTGCATCTAGGCGCGGCGTTCTGGGTGCCGCGCCCGAATAGCGCGCCGCTTGACATGCGGCACTGTGACCCACACGACTACTATATGTTATTGGAGAACTGCACAGAACACGACCCGGTGATACTGTCGCCGGGCGGGTTTGCACTGGCACACACCGACGAATACGTCGGCACTACGGTGCCGTGGCTGGAGCCGCACCTCGAGACGCGTTCGACCGTGGCTCGTTGGGGTATCACCGTCCACGTGAGCGCCGGCATTGGCGACGCCGGGTATTGCAGCCGGTGGACACTCGAGCTGTACAACCACAACAACGTTTCCATCCGGGTATACGCCGGGCTACGTATCGGATTAATCAAATTCTATCGTGTCGAGAGTAATAGCAGCCTCTACACAGGCCGATACAACACGCCTGCCCCCGAGTGGCAGGCCACGGCAATGCTGCCGCGCCGGGGGAATGTATGAGCAAGCGCACAAACGAAACACCAGAACAGCGAGCGCGCCGGCTGTACCTGAAGCGCCTGTCACGCCAACAACGGCGCGACTATGCGCCTGTTGTTATTGGCAGCAACGGCAAACGCTACCGCCTGGTGCGTAGGCAGCATAGCAAGGATGACCTACACGGCGACGAAGCTCGCCGCAGAGACTAGGCACATTCGCCCGCGTGGGCGTGTGCATAGATAGTATCCACATAGAAGAAAGGAGGACGCTCCTTCTGTAGTTTTGAGCTTTGAGTTGGTCTCACAGCCCGTGCCTCGAGGCACGGGCTGTGTGTCTCTGAGGTAGTTTTGCGGCAATCTTCTATCATATCTCCCGAACCCCTTGACATATCGACACACAATCGTGTATACTAATGTCAGTTGAGAGACAACTGGTAGCAACACAGGAGACACACAATGTTCGCAATCAATACCACGGTCAAGACGGCAGACGGCATCGAAGGTACAATTGCAGACTACACACACGACGTTGACGGCACACGCATTGCGATTGTCGAAACTGACAATAGCACTGATATGCACACGCTAGATAGCCTGACGGCGATAGGTGTGAACAATGCGAACGCAGAAGAGTATTTCGCACAGCAAGAGCAAGACACAATGACAGAGCAGATTACCCCGGATGGCACGATGGAGCGAGCGACGGACGTGGTACACGTCAAGATTGTAGAGGTTGCGAAAATGCCCCGCGATACTCGCACATGGGCGAAAGTGGACAAGATGCGCCCGTTGGCAGAAGGCGGCTGGTACTTCTTCGGTGTGCCGGAATGGACGCCACTGGAATGCGTGACGCTTTTTTGAGAAAGTTAGGCAAACAATACCATGGGCGGCGCGCGCCGCTCATGGTAACACAGGAGCAAGGAAGATGAATAAACCGCAACCGACACAAGAAGCAATCGTACGCCAGATGGCAGACCGCACCATACGCATTACGGTACACACACCCGACGCGCTGTCGATTGTAGAAACAGCGCGTCAGTTCGGCAGAGTTTATGAAGCCATAATGCATGCAAACATGTATGATCTGTTTGTTGTCGATGGTTACGACGTGACAGAGGTGTTGCAATATCTGAAAAGTCAGGTATAGAAAGCGGCAGGCACAGAATGCCAGATGAAACCATCACCTACCAGGGAAACGCCCATAGCAACAAGGAGTAAAACACGATGAAAGCATTCAGACCAACCAAAGGGGACTGGACACGACAGATCGCGCAAGCGTTAGGCGAAGGCAGCGCAAATGACATCCTGTATCTTGCAGAGTTTGATGACGAGACGTGCGAATTGGCACGCCGCGCTGCTAGTCGGATGCAATCTGCCGTGCGCATCATGACGCACGAACAGCCATTGATAGAGCGAACTGGCAAAAAGACGAGCGACTTGCAACCAGGGCAATGGACAGAAGTATAGAATGACCGACGACACCATCACCTACCGCGAAGCCGCTGCACTGTTGGGTGTCCGCTCCGACTATGTGCGCAAGCTCGTGCAATGGGGCAAACTGGACGCCGCGCCTGCCGTCGGCAACCGTGGCCGCGTCACCCGCGCCTCGGTGGAACGCTACGCTGCGCAGCGGGGGCAGCGACAATTGAAGCCGCTTGAGGAGTTATCCGAACGACAACGGTATAGGAGAAGGAAGGAAGGGGACGAATGAAGTACGAAAGTTTAAAGCAGGCGCTTTTTAACGGCGACACCGAATACATTGGTCGGACACTCAGCAAGAACGCAGATCGCATCGCTAAGCAGGCAAACGAGACAGACGACGCCGAACACGGCACGTACCTCAACGGCTATGTAAAGGCAATTAATGACATTATGGCAGCTCTTGGTCTGGAGTATATCGAAGGTGACGTATAGACGGCAACGGTACAGGCGACAAAAGCAATAGAGGGCGGGCGCGTCCGCCACTATCAGTAGCCCCGCTGAAGCGGGGCTACGTTTTGCCTGGACTGTGCAGGATTGACACAACGTGTTATAATTGACTTATAAGTTTGTTATAAGTTGTTGTGAGGAGGGGTGTATGCATGTCGTGTATGATGATGGAGCTGGATTGACAAAGGCGGGTGTAGCGGACAATGGAATGCAGGTCACGGCGATACCAGCACTAGTGCTACCCGTTGAGGCAGGCATGGATGAAGAATACCTATTGCGCCCTGATGTGATTGTTATCGGTCATAATCGTAATCAGTATCTTGTAGGCGATGCGGCCCGCGCACAGGGCGCCACCGCCTATGCCACGAGCAACTACCGCTACACGTCGCCAGATGCGCACATCCGCCTCTACGCCGCACTTTCCGAACTACTCCCGCCTGGAGAGTACACCATTCGGATGGTCGCGGGGGCGAACGCGGAAGCATATCGCGCATTGAAACGCGACATTCAAGACTTTTTCACAGGCTCACATGAGTTCACGCGAGCGGACGCGAGCTACCGTGTGAATATCACAGACGTGCATGTGACCTCGCAGCCGCGCGGCGCCGTGCTCTATTTCAGCGCACATACTCCTGCCGAGCTGAAACAGGCACTCCAGAAGCGACCGCTCCATAAGGCCAACATTATTGGCATTGACGTGGGTACATTTACCACCGACTTGATCGCGCTCCGGCCCGAACGCCGCGCCGATGGCAGCAGTGAGATGCAAGAAATCTACCGACGTTCTAAAGCGTTGCGGTTTGGCGTCCAGACGCTACGTAGCAAGGTTGCCGAGTTACTCCAGCGATTGCAAGGCGCGCCGGGTCTGCCGGAACTCTGGGAGGTTGATCGGGCCATTGCAGAGCGGGTTGTGACCATTGACGGCAAGGATGAGAGCATCGCGCCTGAGATTGACGACCTTCGTGATAGTCTCTGGGCACGCGCACATGAGGAGATACGTGCCCATTTTGAAGGGTTCTCAACGCATTATTTGCTAGTTGTTGGAGGCGGCGCAACAGATACGACGTTCGGGCCGTCCATTCGCGCAACGTGGCACGGAAAACTGCCGATGGGAATGCCAGAAAAACACGCGCCACACGAGGCGCCTGTCAGGGGATATGCAGAAATGGCTGTGCAGAAGTGGGGCCGTGACGATGCCTGAGCCGCGCCGCTATACACTGCTGCTCTATCTGGACGATGAGAGCGACAACGCCATCGCCAAATGGCTCGACAGCCTCTCATTACGGAAACGCCAAAACGATGTAAAGGCGGCCCTACTGCGCGGTATACAGCAACAGAACGCGCCACAGCCGCCACAGTCGCCTGATGATGATGATGACACATTCACGCTGTGAGCTATGCTATACTAGTCCACAGAGAGGCGCGCTGCCCTGAGGAAGCAGGGCACTGGCGGAGGGACACACCGCCAGCTGCGCGCCAGCCCCATCATAGCATAGATACGGAGGGACACTGTGCAACTCAACAACGTTGAATACTCGAAACAACAGAGCGTCTACGAACTGGCACAGGAGCCGCCGCGCCTCGATGCCCGCGAGGCTGCGCTCGCGGTGGGTGTGACGTGTCTGGCCGCCCTGGTGGGTGCGATGGGCGTGCTCCTGTTCGGCGCGTCGTTTCCGATGCATGGCCCCGGCGGCGCGCTCCAGTTCGCGGGGATGCTCGCGGGAGGTACGTGTTTGCTCGCGTGGAGCTTTGTGATGCTATTTGTGTGGCATCATATCGAGAAGTGGCGCGCCGATTTGCGCTACGAACGCGAGCGCCGCGAGGCAGTGTTGGAGGCGCACTGGAATGCTCAGGGAGTTGTAACAACAGAGGTGCTAAGCGAGACGACGATCACCGCCGACAATCCAGGCCAGATCATCCTCGCCGCGCTCGCTCTGCACCAGCGTCGCAACGATGCCACGCGCCCATATAGTGTGCGGGCGCTCCAGAAGCCGCTGTTTCTCTCGCTCAACGCGCCTGCATTCGGTGGCACGCGACAGCTCCGCATCGGGCAGGCTGCGAGTGAGCAGGAAGCGCAGCGCCTCGCAGAGTTATTCGCCCGCTGTGGCTTGATTAGCGGGCGTCGTGAGAAAACAGCAGGCGAATGGACGCCACAAACTGTGTCAGACGTGCTCAATAAACTACTACCGGAGTATACCGTATGAGTGACGAATTGTTGACTATTGCCCGTGCCGAACTCTCTGGAGAGTGGCGCCGCGCCGACTTGCAGCGCGTGCTTAACATAAAACAGACAAAAGCGGGCAATTTAATTCGGGAATGGGAAATTGCAGGGCATATTACTGTGCGATACTCTAGCACGACGCAGGTATGTGCGTGGGTAGCCGACGAACCCGTGTCCGAAACAGCACAGACAGACGGACAGATGCCCCCGCACGCGCCCGCGAGCGCCCGCACACAACGCACGCGCCGCGTCCCTATGCCCTGGATTGCAGCGGGCATCGCGTGTGCGCTCGTGATAGCTGCCGTGGCGTCGTTCGCGGCGCTCACTCGACAGAATGAGCCTGTAGCAGTACAGCCGACACCCACAACGGCGCCCACTGCTACCCCGACAAATGTGCCGATGGTCGCGGCCTACTACGCGCCAGGCGGGGAGTACGCACAGGATATCCCTATCGGCGGGCCTGTGACCGGCACATACGGACGCTACGTCCAGATTGACGGCCATCTCTGGATAGAGGCGCCCGATCTTGCAGAACCGACGCCAGCGCCGACACAGACGCCGCACGTCATTGTCGTAGAGCAACCCGCACCGCCCGCACCGCCCGCACCGCTCGCACCGCCTGTGCAGACACCCGTGCCAACCGCTACCGCCGCGCCGGTACTGCCGCCCGACACCGTGCGAACATCGGCAGGTGTTGAGGTTGAGGTGGCAGCGACGGCAAAGTCGGTCGGCTGGACGATTGCGTGCAATACTGATGAGTGCCGGTGTTTTAGCGGCGCCGTACCAGATGGCTACAGCATAGCACGCCGGAACGTTGAGTCAGAGGCATGTATGCTAGCTGTGAAGCCGTAAGGAGAGGGGGACATATGAAACTTGTGATGACGGTTGAACTGGTATTACATGTCATCCTGATAGGTTGCTGGATGTATGTTGTTTTTACGTATGATCTCCCGTTCGGGGTGTTTACCCTGAGCACCATTGCCTGGCTCGGCATCACTATCTGTTTCGTTTATCGAGATATGATGTAGCCCACCCTACCACCGCCCGCCGAGGTGGCGGGCTTTTTTTGTTGCCCGGAAACTCACACGATCTGGCTTTGCAGGGCCTTGCAAAAATGGCGAATGTGTGCTACAATTAGGGCAGTTGAGAAAGACAAGCGATGAGCAAGGAGACAGGACAATGACACAGGTAATCGAACCAACCACAGCAAGCGCCCGCCAGTACGAACCCTACCACGGCGTACATGACGAAGATAAACTCGCGACACTGATTGGCAATATGGTTCTTAATGGCTGGCAAGGCGCGCCCGTGGTTGCTGATGGTGACTGCCTGATCACTGGATCGCACCGCTGGCACGCAGTGAAACAAATTGAGCGAATGTATGAAGCAGACAAAACAGATACCGAGGTGCTGCTGCACGTCGTTGACATCCGCGACATCTATCCCGAGTTTGATGATCTGATGGACGAGTTTGACAACCCGGTCGTCGGTGAGCCAATGTATGCGATGGCAATTGACAGCCTGCCTGCCGACATCCGCGACGCATATGGCATTGATATGCAGTGAAATAAACACACACACAGCCCCGCCCGAAGGCATCGTATTCGGGCTAGGTAAGGAGACACACAATGATTACCAATGGCAACCGCCGACAAATAGCCGAAGCTACAGTCCGCGCACTATTGAACGAATGCAGGGAAAACCAGAAAGAGGGCACGCTGACGTGGGGTGCTAGAGATGGCATGGTGCAGGTTGGCGTGTATGGCTATGATGAGGCAAGCAATTCATATAGTTTTTATGTGCTACATTCCGGCGGGGAGCATCATAATACTGCATCGTGGTCAACGGCAATGATAACCATGTCGGACGCCCTACGCGGTGCCGACACAGGCTTCCCACAAAAGGGCAGGCGATGACCACTCACCACACCACCCAGGGAGCATCGTATTCGGGCTAGGTAGAAAAATCTGCACGATGAGTAAGGAGACGAGATAATGTATAAGGTGATCGTCTGGGACACGAACGAGGTTATAGCCGAATTTGACAACCTGAAGGATGCTAAACGCATCGCACGAAACCAGGGCAGCCAGGAGTGCAGCATCTCAACAACTGGCTATGAGCCACGCGCTTACGTTGCTGTGGAGATCGACGGACGACTATGCGCAGAATACAACCCGCGCTTCAAAACATTGGTAGAGCCTGTGCCGTTCTACCAGAAAACGGAACTTTCCAGAGAGATGGAGGAAGCTATGCACGCTATTGGGATGGCAAGCAATGCCCGAACACAACTCAAAAACTGGCATATGTGATGACCACTCACCACACCACCCAGGAGGCCGCCCGCCTCCTGGGGCTCACTCAACAGGGCGTACTTGCAGCCATCAGGCGCGGCAAACTAAACGCCGAAAAGCATGGGCGCGATTGGCAAATATCGGACGAAGAAATCGAGCGGTATCGACAAGAGCCGCGGCAGCGCGGCAGACCCAAGAAACAGTAGACAACACAAAGCGCGGCGGACTTCCCCCTCCCGCCGCGCCCTGCTTCCTACATGCATACGCCATATCCGATGGCGCGCCCCATTATAGCACGAAACGCCGCCCCTGGAGAGAAGGGCGGCGCCTCGCGTGAAGGTAGCATCAAGGAAGTGTTCAACCACACGCGCCCTATTATACCACACTTCGCACGACGTTGAGCGTGGCGCTGTAATCATTCGTCGCCGTCGCCTGGCCTTCCATCAGGTTGTTCAACTGTTCTGCGAACGTCACCAGGCTTGCAAGCTGCGCAGCCGTGAACGGGAAACCCGCGCCTGTCAAATCGGCGTCAGTGATCCGGTTCGCATTCGGGCTTTGTGGATCGCCTACGTTATATTCATTGTCGAAGTAAATTGCATACGCCGTCTGGAGCGCCTCGTGTGCCTGTGCGATCGCCGTGCCTGCATCAACCATCGATTGCACCAATGTTGCCTTATCCATATATCCTCTCTCTCTGATAATATTCCCGCGCCACACCAGCCGGGCGCGCCACTCGAAACGGTTGCGGCTCGCGCACGGCAGACGGCGCCAGCTCCGGCGTGTTGCCCGCTGCGAGCCAGTCTTGATACTGCTGCCAGTGCCGGTTGCGCGGGTCGTCTGGAATGCTGCGCCCGCTTGGGACGTGCTTGACGCCGCCACCCTCGAGGAGTTGATAGTCTGCCATGTCAAAGCTCCGCATCTGCAATAACTCGAGCGTCTGATGTATTAGCTGCGCGTGCTGCTGCACTATTCCCACTCGTAAATGAAGCACCCGTAGCTCCTAATTGCAGCAAGGCATTGATCGGCGTGGGACTAAAGAAGGCTGAACTGTCTGCGGTGGTCAAGCCGATTTCAATAATCTGAAAGTCTCCGGCTGCTGAGAGCGACATCGTTGGTGTGGTACGTTTGGTCGTAATGAAAGGCACGAGCACGCGGACACTAGTCGAATTATTGACGTACCCGATACCGAAGGACTGAAAGTTGTCTTCCCCGCCGATCTCTTCATAATACCGCTGGCACAACGCCAGTTCCATGCCAATCGGGCGCGGCTCGAAGGGTGTGGCAAAGTCGCCTTCACTCAACTTTATCGCCTCATAATCTAGTGTGGTCAATCGTGCTATGTCAGTTGTTGTATAAAACAATATACATAGATTTCTAAAGCTAGCATTTAACGTGACGGTATGGCTAAAATCTTGCCAGGTGTTGGCAGTCAGACTGATAGACTTCTCTGTCCCTGCCACACTAAAATTAGTGGCAAGTGTCACGGTAGAGCCCCAGGAGGATATGGGATCGTTTGTTATGGTATCCTCGGTACCAGTCCATTGGACGACAACTACTTTTACTGTTACATTATTATCACAACGCAAAGAGCCGGATAGTGTTACTTCTTTATTTCTCAGGTGTTGGCAGTTTTCGCCTTCAATATACTGTGCGGTGCCTATTTGTTGAGATGTAGTACTTTCCTGCCTCAATCTTACTGAATATTTTTGGATATTGCCATTTCTCCTTATTACACTTACACTATTTGCCAACTCTGACAAAACCTTCCACCGATCAACCCCATAGTCAGTATCATCGATAGTGTTAGCTGTAGTGGGATCAGCTAGTCTCTGTGCAATAGCGCCATTCGGATTGAGGATAAGATTTCTAAATGCCGGATCATCGGTCCATTCTGGCGCCGTCTCTGCACTATTGACGGTGAGCCGCTGTCCTGCTGTGCCGATACCAAGCCGCTGCAATCCAGAGCCGTCGCGATAGATAACATCCCCCTCTGTCGTCGTCGGGTCTGTCAAACTCGATGCGTCAGCAGGCTCCCATTCGCCCGTGACGTTATTCCACGTCACCACCTGGCCCGCTGTGGCGCCCGTCTGGAGCAACTGATCGAGCCGGATATCGGCAGAGTTAACGACGTTCTCAGCAATGTCGTTTGCCTGTGCTAACACCGCGTCGGTTTGTTCATCCTGATCGCGCTGAATGCGCTGTTGCCGTTTGCGCTCAATCTCAGCGGCGCGCTGCTGGAAGTCCACTACACGCCCCCTTCCTTGACAATATGGACATACTGCCACTCATCAGACAATGCCGTCACGTCGATGATAATAACCTCATCGGTTGTGCTATCCCACACGTGCACCTCATTCGACGCAATACCGGCGATCAACTCCCTGCTTTGTGCATCGCAGTGCAGCCAATTGACAGCCAATCCCGACATTGCAACGGTCTGATCGCTCGGGGTGCCGAACGGGTCGAGGATTTCCACAATGCCGCTGCCTGTTGCAATGCACAATCTATCCCCAACGGCAATGGCTGGAGGGGTTTTAGCAGAAAGGGCGGCGCGTGCCTGCGTCGGAATGGCGGCGCCGCGATAGTCGGCAGACACATAGGTATAGCCGTCAAAACTCGGGTCATCTGCGCGCAGTGCAACCTTTCGGCTGGCGCCGGGATAGCGGTTGCCGTAGAACAATACATCGATGTCGCCAATATTCGGCGACGGCTCCACTAATGTGCCACTGGCATTGGCATACAAAAGGTATTCGTCCGGGAAATTCTGGTACATAACCGTATCGCCGCCGACGCCTGCCCCGATGAGATACAGCGCACGAGCGCCAGTAGCTAGCGTTGACAGCTCATACTCTTGCGTGCTTGCCGTGCCAGTGCCGCGAAATAGATACGATGTATGGTCGCTCAATAGTGCCGTAAACATCCACAGGCCATTTGTCTCGGTATCCCACTCGGTGCGCTCCATGACGACCGTTCCTGACACCAGCGACGTGCTAATAGTAACCTCTTGCCATGTCGTGCCACTCCAGCGCCACAGCGGGCTATAGGTGGAGCCGTTGCTCACCAGTTGGCCGCCACTCACCACCGCCTCCTGATTGCCGTTCGTGTGGATGATCGCTAGCCACTCGCCACTATTAAGCGGATTGGCAACAACCCACTCAACCCACAGCGTGACAGCCGGAAGCCCCGCATTGCGCAGCGTTGCCGTACCATCGGAGCGCACTTCGTACACGCCAGCCTGCGTGACATTGCGCTGCGGAATGAGCAGATACCAGTCCTCTGGCAGTTTCGTTGCCCCCACTGGCAGGTACCCGATGGCAGTGGTGGCCGTACTCACATCGTCAATTCGTAGCAGCGTGTTGATATCGTTATTAATAATTTTTAGCGTGCCCTGGTTCGTTCCCGCGCCGGTATCCCCGATGTAGCAGAGATCGTTAAACGGGCTGTCGCCCCCGACGGCGCCGTCTCGCAGCAGCGATGCAGTGTTGCCGCTCGTGTTTGTGCCGATAGCAGTCGCGTCAAAATTGACGCCGTTTTGTAACAGCAGATACAGGTTACCTGACGCATCCCCGACGATGTAGCCCGGCTCCGTGGCGAGCGGCGTGATCGCCGTGAGTGATGTGGGACTTAGCGCGCCCCAATTCACGGTATAGCCTTGCTGGATTTTAAGTGCATCTGTACTACTCCCGGCGCTGCTGAATACTGCCGCGTTGCCCCATGGTGCATCTGCAAGTTGCTCGGCTGTGCTGCCCCCGGCTCCGGCGATTGCGGTAGTCCAAGACGCGCCGCCGTCAAAACTCTCCAGTACATCGGCGCCCTCGCAAATGCGGATATAGTCTGCATTGTCAGGCGGCGTGCTCACGTCGGCAATGGCAGCATTCGAGCGCAGCAGGGTGAACAACGCGCCCTCATCAGTCGAGAGGTACAGATCACTCCCCGCGGCAACGAGCACAATGGCCTGCTCTTCCTCAGGTATCCAGATAACGTCAATCTGTGTATTGGACGGGTGCGTCCATATGAGCGCGGTAGGTGTAGGATATATCCACTGGTAGAGCGCGCCGTCATCCCAACCCGACCACGCGCCGTTCGGGTTAAATTTCGACACCGCCGTGCAGGTTTGCCCCGTCCTGGTATGCGATCTCCAGCCACTCACAGTCAACAATCGATGCCCGTTACTTCCTGTTGCCGTTGAAAGCGGCCTGAACAACGATTGCACGTCAACGGTATCCAATGATTTGCTGATACTCTGCGGTGTCGCAACGCCGTCGTCAACCTCCAGACTGATCGTAACACTGGTGGGATCGCCCGTGTCCAAGACAAACGATGCTGTGTTACCTGTCACGGGCGTGGAAGGCGTCGGCGTGGCACCCGTGACCGTCCATGTACGTGTGCCATCGTCTGATTGTGTCGCGTCAACGTGGACGAATAATCTATCTGATAGGCCCGCGCCCGTGTCGATGGGTTCGGTGTCCACGGTGAGCGTGAAATCGACAAACAGCGGCGGCGGTACTGGATACCCTGGATCGGTGATGCCAATGTCGTCTTTGTCATCCTCGCTGAACCCGGTACCTGTCAAATCCGGCACGCCGAGCGAGCAATTGAGCGTCATTGTCCCCTGGCTGGTGTCGGCGCTCCTGACAATTGCCGTTGTGGTGACGACATAGCCCTGTCGATTGGGAATGTCTAGTGCAATCGTTGTCGCTGGCAGCAGATCGGCGTCCATCGCACATGGGATTTGCACAGTTCGTTTCGCCCGAATACCTTTTGCCGTCTCGCGTTTTGCAATCAACTCGCAGACTGCATTGGACTGTGCAAATCGGTATGTACCACTCCCTGTTTTGCCTGACACGCCTGTCGCAGCAAAGGTGAAGTTTGGTGTTGTGCCGTCTGATAATTTGCGGCCCCGCGCTACCCATCCGGCAATGACGCTCTCGAAACTACCGGCCTCGTCACTATAGCCCGCATAGATGCCACGCTGATCGCCTGTCGGATCGCCATAGACATACGTATGCGCGCCCGTCTCCTGTGGAATGTCCAGATCATATGAGACGCGAATGACGCCGCCGGGAGTTACCCATATGGCACACGATGTAAATTTCATCAACTCGTCTATGAGTTTCGCGACGTTTTCGGCGCCCGCCTCGAGCGTGATGCTCTCCACAGGGCAGAGATTGTAGTCAGTACCCGGGTCGTGAATGTCGCCTATCAACGCGCTGTCAATGCCTGCATCGGTGAGTAGATCAGTAACCGCGTCGGTAAATGGGCGATTATTCCAGGTGAGATCACTCGATAGTGGCTTGTCGAGTTGCCCGAGGATATCAATCAGTGTGAGCCGAAAACCGAATGGCGCCACGCTCACCACGGGCTGATCAGCAAATCCGGTAAAAAACCGGCGGCGCGCTGACACACCGTCAACGCCCGCCGCATTGATCACGACGTAGGCAGACAGCGGCTCGCCTGTCGTGATCTCGACATATCTGTCGAGTACCACCGTGCAATTACTGCGCTGCTGATTGTAGCCAATGCGGCGCCGCGGGAATGTTACGCAACGATAGTACACACCGTCAATATAAACGGCGGCATTCCACGTGACGTGTCTGTCGGTAACGGGAAATGGAATAGTCACCCTTCAAACCTCAGTGTACCCACATACTCATAATCGGTGCAACTCGCGAGCAATTCAGTAAGCGTGACACCAACTAGCGTCACGTCATACGTGTTTGTGCCGTCGCTGAGTTGCCCCGGCTTGCCATACAGTTGTGAGACGTTGCGGAGTTTTAATGCGTCGGCAGTCGAGCAACGGACCTGAAAATCGCCGCCTTTGAACACAAGCGGGCCGTAGCCGAACACATCAACGCGCCCCGCGATGCCGCCGATGAACATATTCGTTTCATAGCGCGCCTCCCGCTGCGGTGTCAGTTTTGCATTATCGCCCGCCTGTGGTTCGAATGTTGCGGTTGTGCTACCTACGGTGAATGTCCATGCCACTAGCGCACCCCCTGCTTGAGCACATCATCCTGCCCATATTCGAGCGCGGCCATAATGCGCGCCGCTGCCATGTCAGCAACCTGCTGCGCTCGCTCGGCACTGTCCACACTGCCGATGTTCATATTCATAGATACGCTCGCATTCCCACCCATCGCGCTGCCAGTCACGCCCGCTGGCAATACAGCACTGGCCCGCCCAAGGTTGACGAGTTCTGGCCCCTGCTCTCCAACGACCGTCCAGCCGGAGCCTGTGCCACCCATAGCGCGCTCACCAAATTGCGACGCCACAACCCCGGCGCCCTCTTGAATATCAGTACCCCATTGGCTCAGCCAGTCAGGCGGCCTGATGTTGCGTAGTTTTTCGCCAAGATTGAGGATGTTCCCAATGGCGTTTTGAATAGCCTGCCCGATGGCGTTGAACGCGGCAATAATCGGATCGATGAAATTGGCCCGAAACACCTGGAAGCCTGCCACCGCCGCGGCGAACGCCGCATCGATATCAATGCCGAACGCTTCCATAGCCAGGCGCACAATCTCAACGATCATGTTGAAACCATTTTCAAACATTTGCGCGAATGTCAAAACGAACTGCAGGCTAAACTGCTGGATAGTCTGCCACGCGCCGCGCCAGTCCCCATCGATGATCTGGAGCGCCAGCGTGATCGCGGCTGTGATCGCGTCCAAAAACAATCCGACGGCAGTGCTGATCTGTTCCCATGCCATTGTCAGGATGCTGACAATCTCATCTCCGTGGGCAGCGATGAATGCCGCGATGCCCTGCAATGTAGGCACGATGGTTGCGTCTATCAACTGGATAGCAAGCGATATGATCGTCGTGATCTGCTGCCAGGTTGTTTGAAAGAACATCTGAATACTGGCGCCGTTCTCTTGTAGGAACGCCTGAATAATCCCGAACCCACTCTGTACGATGCTCGTGATAGCAGTGACAACCGCGCCGAATGTCTGTTGCAGCATGGCCCATTGCTCGCCTAGTCCAATGGTCGCCATACTGAAGCCCTGCGTTGCTGCTTCTGCGCCCTGGAATGCTCCCTGGATAGACGAGACGAGCGGGCCGATGATAGCGCCAACCTGGCTCGCCAATTGCTGAAATTGAAATATTAACTCACCAATAAACTGCACCACCGGCTGCATCGCGTCGGGGAGGTGAGTGAGCCAGTCGTTAAGGTAATCGCCTTCTTCCAAAACGAAGCCAAGGTAGCGCGCCAACGGCACAACGACCGCCATAAACCTATCGAGCGCACCCACCGCCATGTCAATCCAGCCGGGCGCGTTCGTGCCGAACCACTCAATAGCCGATATGATATGCGGCATGGCTTCGTTAGCAATCTCGAGGAGTTTATCCCCAAGCGGTGCCAGCGCCGCCGTGGCCTCGCTCGTGATGCCTGCCCACAGCGCGCCGAACGTGCCGTACTGCCGCCCACTCTCCTCGATCTCTGTGCCGAGGGCCTCTACCCCCTCCAGCGCCTCCCCAAGCGCGAACGTGGCATCGGCGCCGAAGTCTTCAAACGTGGTGCCGAACGCCTGCACGCCTGCCTCTTGCCGGAGCAGAGGGTCCTCGATGCTCTCGATACTATCGGCGATGCGTTCAAACGCCTGTCGCTGCGTAATCTCGCCACGTGCGAACTGATCAAACAGATCGGCGGTGCTCTCGTCAATGTCGCGGATGTTTTTGATGACTGCCGGGTCACGAAGGCGGATACCGAATTCGTTGAAGGCGTCCCCAACTTTGTCGGTGTTCATAAATCCGGCCTCGAGCCCCTCGTTGATCAATGCGAGGGAGTCAAAGCCAGTGACACCGAGATCGGCAAAATCATCGGAGTATTCGTTGAGGGTGTCGTTGAGGTCGCCGAACCGATCAAGGCCAAGCTCTTGCCCTTCGGTGAGCACCAGGAATGCATCTTCTGCCGATGTGCCGAACTCATCCTGCACACGCTGTGCGCTGCGGGCTGCCTCGGTCAGGTCCTGATCATACGCATCGGCAAGGAACAGTGCATCCGCTGTCGCCTCGTCAAGCGCGCCGCCGAACGCCTTTTCGAGCGTCGCAACGCGCCCTTGAGCTGAGATCGCCGCCGCGCCAATGCCCGCAATGGCGCCCACCGCAATGGTTGCACTCGCTGCAATGCCTGTCGCCGCCGCGCCCATCCCGGCAGACAAAGCGCCGCTGATGCGATTACCGCTGCGCTCCGCACGGTTGGCAACATCACGCGTCCCTCGATCAAACTCGGACGCGTCCAGAGAGAGCAGGACATTTAGTTGTTCTAAAACATCAGCCATTATGCAGCCTGTGTCCTATCATCACCACCGAGTACCTCTACCCACATCCTGAGAATGGCGGCCTGCTCCTCTGGCGTCTGCGGTTTGGGCGGAGGCCTGTCGAATTGAGGCATAAATTCCTGCGGCGCGTACGGCTTGCGCCGCTTCTTTTTGTCGCGGTTTGTTTCGGCGATCACCGCCGCGATCATTCCAGAACGCAGATCGGCGCGCTCTTCACCCCAGGGATCGAGATCGTAGTACAGTTGCCACAGCACCCACGTCTCCGCACTCATCTCCTCGAGCAACGCGTATGGATTGGCGATGTAGCGCCCGCCCGCCCGCAACACTAATCGATAGAGGAGCCGTTGCTGGGGCTCGCGGATTTTTTTGCTAACTCCTCTTGCCGCGCTTTATCGACGCCGCTGAATTCCAGGATTTCAGGCAGTAGCGTTGCCATGACCGCCGCTGTCCCTGGCAGACTGTAGAGCTTGTCGACATCTTTGTCAGAGTAGAGCCGCTCGCCATCCTCGCCAACCATGACGCGTGCCAATACCTGCACTCCCGCCCGCGCCATATCGCCGTTCTCTTTCGCCTTCAAAAATACTTGCAAATCCGCTGCGCTCATCGGCACAATGCGAACATCCCCGTTCCACTCGGGAACGGGGATATCGCGGTACCGCTGCTCTCGTGTCTCGATTTGCTCGCGTGTGAGCAGCATGGCCCTCTCCTATAATAGCGTTGGCTTACCCGACGGCTTGAGCGTGACATTTGCCACGGCCCGACCATCGATCGGCGTCTCAACACTAAAACTCATCACAAACGCTGTTACCGTAAATGTTGCAATCACGCTGTCGTTGCTCTTGACTTCAACCATCCAGTCGCGATTGCATCCTGCAATCCAGTCGTTATAGAGCATCCGGTGTGATGTTTCAGTCGGTTGCCAGTTCACCACCATCTCGATATCGTCTGTGGTTTTTAATCCACTGATAAACGTGGTAAACCCGTCCGGCGTATCGTGATGGGTTGTCTCGATCTCTGCGGTTGAGCCGCCGGGCGGGTTGATCTGATTGATATATGTGACGCGTGTCCATTGCGGGTTGTTTGCGTCACCATCGGAGCGCCATAACGTCGTGCCGTATGCCCAGATGGCATCACCGGTTGTTGGGCAGTTTGCCATGATGCCCTCCTCTAGCCCTGGTTCGGGCGGAACACTGCCGCCTTCGCCGTTGCGGTGCCGCTTTCTTCAACCGTCAGGTACACGAGCGAGCCGCCGTCGGGCACCCACCCTTCGAGCACCTCAAACTCGAAGATGGTGAAGGCCATACCATCAACCTCTTTAACCTTATCGGCCTGCACGCCATACGGATTATTGGTTCCTTCCACAGTTGCGCTGATGGTGTCGCCGCTCGATGCCGCGTCATTCCAGACGATCAGCACGTCGCCTTTTTTGGCGTTGAAACTGTTCGCGCTGGCGCCCGTGTCCAGGTCAACCCACGCGCCGGTAGCCGCGCCATTTGCCGACGCCAGCGATGGATACGTCCCTACGCCTTCTACTACGGTAATCGTCGCCATATCTAGCCCTCCTTACGAGCTTCTACATAGAATGAATGATCAGTTCTGAATGGATCATCGATATCGATGCGGCTGTCGAATGCAACCGGCTCCGCTGTCGCAAAACCCGCTGCCAGTAGTACATCGCACAGGCGCGGCACATCCCAGACGTAACGATGCGGGTCGCGTGCCACGTTAAAAATGATAGCGTTAACAAAATCAATCGGCTGTGGTTCCTCTACGCCGGGAATGGCAGAGCACACGAACTGCGTAAAGCCTGTCCAGTCAGACACATCCCCACGCACATAGTCAGCGAGGAGGCGCGGCACATCTGGCAGCACGAGCCGCACCACACCACCAGGCAAGAGCGCCCGATGGCACTCGTCAATCAGTTTCAACGCGACGGAATAGTCGAGATGTTCCAAGACGTGCGATGCATAGATGTAGTCAACGCTGTTGTTAAAAAACGGTAATCCCTGTCGGATATCGTGTGCCTTGACGTTTGCACGCGGCGCGCTGTCGATGTTAATCCAGCCATCACGCACGTCGGTGCCACACCCCAGGTTGACCATCACATGGCGTGGCGCGCCGTGCGATTGACGATTGAAGTAGCACAGCACTTCGTCCACAAAGCGGAAATCTTCGGGACATTGTTCGTACAATTCCTGGATAAAAATACCGTCATGCACGGGCAGTTCGCACCACCGCAGGTCGCCGATCAGATCGCGGCGTAGCACGAACTGCGCTGTGTCAATACTGCCGATGCGGACGTTTTCCGGCGCGGCCTGCAAGAGGCGCCGCTCGTCGGCGCGCTCCTGAGAGAACACAAACGCCCGCGCCTCCGGCTGCGCTGCGATTTCCTCCTCGAGCCGCCGAAAAAATCCCGGATGCACGCTGTTGTCGTCGTCCAAAATCCAGACCCAGCCATCACGGATGCTGGAGAGTGCCGCGCCAACGTTGCGCGCCATATCGGCCCGCCCATTCCCCGGATGTGTGGCGCCATGTGGATGGATGATGTAATGCCGAATGTCCAGGTTGTGTCCTTCGGCTGTGTTCAGGCTCTCGAATATGCCCGGTAGATACTCCGGCCTGCTCAGTGCGGTAACAATAGTCAAAGTTGGGTAGTCGCTCATGCCTCAATCCTGTGCATCTTCTCTTCGTTGATATCCGGCCACAGCGTGACAAACGCACCTTCCTGCATATCGATATGCCCACATACGATACTGGTATCGCACACCTGTTTGATGCCTGCCATCTGGCAGTCAAAAGCAAAATAGGTGTCTTGCGAGGAGTGGGCGCCTTCTCCAATGCGGTGCTCGACACGGTAGCGAATGCGTTCCAAGACGCGGCGACGAATGAGGGTAAATCCGTTGCCCTGGCCCTCGCATTCGATCACGCTGCCCCACGCGGCCCGCGCCCGCTCTGGAAAGAACGATAGCGATTGACCTGTGAACGTCACGTTATCCATCGCCGGGAATGCATTCCAACGATAGAACGGCGGCTGCCGAAAACAGTAGAGCGCATAGCCGACATCGGCGTCGTGCTCGTCTAGCGTGGCAAGCATCCGTGTGAGCGCGTCTTTCTCGAATACGATATCCTGCTCAACCGTCAATAGGTAGTCATAGTTGCCGCGTAGGCACATATCTCGAGCTTGATTGTACTTCCAGGCGATGCGCGTTTTGGCATCGGCTATATGCTCGTCACCACCTCGCAGCATCACAATGTCAGACTGGTATGCGCGGCTGTGCTGCAACTGGAAAAGACTATCCAGGGTGCGGCGATGAATACCCGTATGGATGGGAACAGCGATCAAAACGTTAGGCATAGCGGCACACCACCTCTACTCCGGCATGCTGCCAGTCCAGTTCGAACCACCCGCGAATGACGGCGCGTAGCGCAATCGTTGACGCTGGCACATCATCCGCTCGCGTCATATCAATATATGCCGTCTCGCCCGCGTTCGTTGTCTGGTACACGAGTGGCGGCTCGTATGCGTACCAGGCATCGCCGTCTGGGCTGTGCTCAATCTCCACTGAGACATGCCCGCCGTTCGCATTACGGCCCACGCTGATGACCCATTTCAGGGCGTCATACGCCGCGTCAACCGGGCCGACGACGCGTCCGCTTGTGCCGTTCATCAACGCAAACGGCTTTTGGCGTGCCACAATGCCGAGCCGCTCCAGTTGTGCTGTCGATACTGCTATCATCCCCGTCCTATGATGTAATCTTGCCGCGATACGTAATAGTCCACATCCGGCTCGTAACTCGCTACCTGATTACGAAGGAACACGCGCCCCACTCTGACGCCGCCCATATCACCAGAGAAGCCCGACAACCGCTCGCGTATCTTATCGAGCAACTCATCGGCATCGATACGCCGCACACCGAACGCGCTAATCTGAATGCGCACATCATCGGTACAGGTATCGCCGTCGTGCGTGTAGGATGGTGTGGTACTAATGCGCTGATAGATGGCAGCAGGTAGATCAGGCTGCTGCGGTAGTCTGTCTGGATAGAGCCGCAAATCCGTGATGCTGCTCTTCAGGTATGTCCACAACCCCTGCTCAATCGATGGCGTCATTTATCGCATCCCGTAGCGCGTCCTGGATTTCCCGATAGGCGTTCTCGCGTTCCTGATCAAACGCGGGCCTCAGGTACGGCTGCGCTGGCTGGCTGTAGAGCCGTCCAAGTTTGTCACGCCCGTTAAACCCAAACTCGATACGCCGGGCATAGGCCAGGTTCGTCCCGATGGCTGCGCTGGCACTCGTGGCGCTGCTCTCACTGATCTGCACGGTGATGGATCGCCGCAGCGTGCCAGTCTTGACGGGCGCCCTCACTTGCGCCTCATTTTTGATAAGTTGCCCGCCGGTGAGCACCGCCGCCTCCAGTTTCGCCTGTCGCATCTCCTCGGACATGTCTAACAACTTGCGCTTAAGTTCGGGTAGTCCCTCAATTGTCACGTTGCGCTTCGCCATAAACTGCTCACTATGCTACTTCCGCCGAACCCACATAACGATCAACACCAGAAGCAGCGGCACAATCGACACCCAGTGCCGCTGAAACATTTGCATTTCGGTTGCCTCTGGATTGCGTATCCAGTCTGCCAGGATGATGAGTGCAGCCACATTGAGCAGCACAACCTGTATAATCATTGCGGTTCTCTGTGTCATCACGTCACAATCTTGAGCGTACCGCCATCATTCCAGAACGCCCCGGTGGGCAGGCCGCTTGCCGACGTGGGCAGGCTTGGAGCCACGACGTAATTGTCGGTAAAGGCGACTTGCGGAACGCCGATGTAACTACCCTGCGTATCTGGGCAAACAATCCTGAGATTGCGATTGACATTGACGTCCCAGACGGTATCAGCAATGATCTGGGTACCCACGGCGTAGCAGTCGCCCGAACTGCCCATCTTGATGCCCACCGTACCGCTATGGCTGCCTGTTTCCAGGATGTGCCCAAACCGCACAATCAGGCTGCTATTCACAATGTTCCCCGCGATGCCGAGCGCGTTGTCGCCTGCGAGGTACAAATCCTCTACATTGACATGCAGATGCCCCTGCCCGACCGTGCTGTCGCCGATGCCCTCCCCATTTTGAGGCACCCATATCTTCGGCGTGAACAGAAAAAAGATACCCGGTGACGACGTGTTCTTGACGCAGAACGTGTTGACGATGCTACCCTGGCCGGGCTGCTCAGCGCCGGTTGCGCCCGTCCCGTCCACCTCGTTGATGTAGCAGAACGACGTGTTATCACCAGATGTTTTATCCAGCAGCGTTGTGCCGTTCGCAGTCGCTGAGATGCGAAACAACCGAAGCTGTACCTCATCCCCGAGCGTGACCGTGCCGCGTACCGTGGCGAGCGGCCCGTCAATATCCACATAGTCAGGCTGTGCGATGTTCTCGGCGTACTCGCCGCTATCCACGATCACAATCGACACGCGACTATACAGCCCTGGCGACAGTGCCGACGCTGCGGTAATCGCCGCGCCGATGGTGAGGAATGCCGTTTGCGGGTTCGTGCCGTCGTTTGTGTCGGCGCCGTGTTTCCCGACGAACAGCGTACGCTGATACGTGGCAAATGATACACCGTCACGGATGGCAGCAATGGACGTGCGTTTCGTACTGCCAGTGCCACCCGCCGATCCCTGAATGGGCAGGTAGTCATCATCCGCAGGCGTCAGGTCCTCGGTGAGCTCAATGATTTGTGTCAGTTCGTTCTCAGCCATCACACCACCCACAAGCCGACGCCGCCGTCGGTTACGATGATCGCGTCACCGTCCGTTGCGAGCGTCGGAATACTCGCCAGCGTCACGGTATCCGGCTCACCGCGTACAATCTCAGTATCCAGATAGGTGCTACGGGTCTGTGGATCTGTCTGGACGCCCTGAATATCGTATGCCTGCCCACTTGAGACAAATCGCATGCGCTCCTCTACCTCTGGATACGCGCCGCGCAACGCGATGCGATGCGTAATCGTGCCATACGTTTGCTCGGCGGTATCTGTCTCGCTCACGGCGACAGGCGAGACACGGCACGGAACGTTGATCAGACGACTGCTGATCAGTTGCCACGCCTCTACCGGCTGCCCATAGGTATCCTGTGCTGCGTTGAGGCGCTGTACCGTGCCGGTCTGCGGGTAGAAATCCGCCAGGTTGCGCAGCAATTTCGGATGTATCAAGTGGCGTCGCGTAGCCATTCATTCATCCATATCTCGCGAGCAGCAAATTCACCCACGTTCTGTTCTGCGATGTCCCAGGCGGTGCCCTCACGGGCCTCTTCCTCGTCTGCCAGCCGCCGTTGGTGTTTTGCCTGTTCCCGAAACTCCTCTGCCAGTTGCGCGCCGTCTGTCCGGATATCCAACAGTCGGATAACCTTCTGGATATACAACTCGCTTCCGGCCACCGTCTCGTATATGCGGGCAATGGCGCGCCGCATGTTGCTGCCTTCGAAACTAAAGAATACGCCATACTCCTCATCCGTGAAAACCGGATCAGTCGTGTCTGTGTCCTTCAGTGCCAGGAGGCGAAGATTTCCGACGGTTGTTCCGGGTACGTACGTTGCGGCCATCAGCAGGCTCCTGTAGTCTCATCTGCCCCTCGGGCGGTTCGGACGGCGCTGGTTTCAACGCCGCCATTTGTGCCTTGAGCGCCTGGAGTTCTTTTAGTATGGCGTCCAGACGCTCATCAGTGCCGTTCGTTGCGGGCTGCATTACGAGCCGCTTCCGTTACTAGCCACCGTGCAGCGGAAATCGGCCAGTTGCCCACCGAACACATGCATCACGCCCCACTCGTAGGCGTTACTATCAAACGAGCCGATGGGAATTTCGGTGTTGCCGGTCAGGCTCACGGCGTCTGGACGGCGCCGGAAAATCGCAGGCGCGCCTCCCAGGAGCGACAGGAACCCCACTTCAATCGCCGGGCGCCCGCTGGTGGGCGATGCGAACAGATACCACGAGGTATCGCCATTAGACGTGGCAATGTACGGCAGCCACGGATTGACGACAATCTGCGTTTTGTTCGCCATCCAGTTTGCGGTAACAATCCGCTGCTCATCCGCCGGGGCAGCAACAGCGCCCTGGCCCACAAGGCCGATCTCCAGTTGTGTCGCGTTGAGAATGTTGCGTGCTGTGATCTCCAGTGCAGGCGGCACTACGAGCGTCACCGCATCGATAAAGATGGGCAGCCCGTTTTCATCAGTCTGGTTCTTGAGTACCTGGTATGCCGTCTGGAGTGCGCTGATTGAGAGTTCCGGGTTACTCGTGACGACGTTGTTATTGGTTGCGTTGTAGACAGCCGCGAGCGGTCCCGACGTGCCTGCGTACAGTTCAGTTACGAACTTCTCTTCACTGCGGCGAGCGCCTGCCGCCAACTTGGTAGGCAACCGATCAAACGCGCCAAGGTCATCATTCACGAGTGCTTCCATCGTCAACTGGAGTCGCCGCACGTACTTCTTGACGGCATATTCAGTAAGTTCCCGGTCTTCCACAGGCTTATAACCCACGCCGGTGGTACCTTCGGGCGCCTCTGTGAGCAACTGGTCGCCGCCATACACGGCGAACGTCTTGACGTTGCGAAAGTCAGGCACCATTCGGCGCTCGGCATACTCTGTCCAGGACGTGCCGTATACCATATAGTCAGCAGCAAGACGACGTGAGAGGATATCCCCGAAGAGGTTGGGGAAATCGCTGGTGGACATTGCCTCACGGAGCGGGATGCGTGTCTGCTTGGTTCGTAGTTTGTCCAGATACAACTGAGCCTCGTGAAAACGCCGTTTGTATTCGGTTGTGTCGCGGCTGATCTGTGCGTTCTGGCGTGCCAACGCTTCAAACGTCGCCGCCTGTACACCATCGGCCTCCATCAGGCCCGCAAATTCAATACTCATTACCGCACCCCCCGCGCTGCAATCTTGGCGCGCTGTTCATCCATGCCACTAGCCCGGAATGCCTCCTCAATTTTCGCATCAAGATCGGCATCTGTGAGTACAGCAGGCGCGCTAGCGCCCATCCCGCGAATGATGCCCGACGGCGCACCTTCTACCAGTTCAGCGCGTGCCGCGTCGCTCGCCTCTTTGATGTGCTTGCTAAACTCGGTATAGTTAATCGCCATACCATCCTCGGTGTACGGAATATTGCGCTCCAGTTCCCGCGACAGGCGCGCCGCCGTGAGCGGCGGGAAGTTTCTGTCGAGACGTTCCTGGATGTAATGCCGCGCCTCAGTCAGCAGGCGCGCCTGTCGCTCTGCCTTCAGCGCCTCCTCGAGTTCCGTTCGCACATTGACATGTGCCTGATTGGTTTCCTCCAGACGGGCAAGCCGCTCCTGGAGTGCCGTGAGTTCCTCTGGTTTCACTTTGCCCCTCCGGACTTTTTCAGTTGGTTTATCCTGGCGCCCTTCCATAAGGCGCGCCACTTTGCCGCCCGCGCCTGCACGCGTGACGAAGTCTATACTCTCAGCCCTAACAAGCTGCTCAATAATGCGGCCCTTGCGTCCTTCGGCCTCGCCGGTGCGGTAGGTGCCATCAGCGCGAATGGATACGTCAAGGTCCTCGCCAATAGCCGCAATAAGCGGACGATGGTTGTTGTAGTACTCGACATCGGCATACAGGCCATCATCCATCCACACCGCGTCACTGGCCAACTTGCCCGCAAGATCGCGGATGTCGCGCTCGGGGCGTTCGGCCTCCTCGGTTCGCGTTGGGTGGTTCAGGTACAGTTGGGTGCCAGCCCTGAACACGGTCGGCCCATCGCGGCGTAGTACGTCTGCCGGGTAGTAGCCGCTGCTGCCCCAGCCAGGGGTAATGATGCGAATGAGGGCGCGCCCGTTGCGCTCCTGCTCGCGCAGTTTCGTCTCGGCCAGAAACGACGCCTCTTCCATCTCATCATCTTTGTACGCCTCATCGGGCGTCATCTCATCGATCATCTCTTGCAGCATCTTCATGGCGTCCATCACGCGCTGCATGTTGCGCTTGTTGAGTTTGCGCCCCGCCTCCTGGATAGCGTTCTCGAGAGACGCGGCAGCCTCTTCGGCTTCGGCAAACTGATGATCATCGCACGTCATTTCGTCCGACGTCTCGAAATCAAAGCGGGTGCAAATACTGCCCCGGCGAAACTCGCAATTGCCGCACGTCTCAAGCTCATCGAAAGTAGCGCGATAGTTCGGCGCGTCCTCTTGCGCTTCAGTTGTGCTTTCCTGTTCTCTGTCCATTTGTCTTGCTATCCTCTCCGACCATCGCCGCCCCGCATCGCCGCCCCATAAATCCCAGGCAATGCGCCACGTCGTCGGCTCACCGTCTTCCAGAGCGTAATGCTCGCTGCGATTGACACCATGACGGGCAAAGAACGAGACCATCCGCTGGATAGTGTCTGCCGAGATGTTGCGCCCATTCGCCAGGTCACGCGCCCGCGCAATGCCAACGTCAGTGCCGCCGCGCCCGTACTCATCTCGCCAGTCCAGCGCACGTTGTGCGGCGTCTCGGACACCTTGAGGCGGCGTGTAACTCTCGGCCTCTTGTGAGGTGACGTTGATGTCGAGAGCGGTTTTCTGATCTTCAGCAGCGGCGCGGCTGTCGTGCCTACCCACAACCTCGCCATCGTCCTTGACGACGCACCACTGAGTATCACACTGGCGGACGGTGTAGGGCATTATTGGATATGCCACACCGAAATTTCAGCGCCCGCGACACCTGCCGCCGATGCGACGCTACTCACGGCGTAGCCGAAGAACACGCCATCGGTGTTGAGGTTGAGCGGGCTGCTTTCGGTAGCACTCACAGTGCTGTCGTAATAAATCGCGTCCCCTGCCACTACGGTCGTCTGTACGCGCCCGTCAACCGGGCCGCTGTATGGAATAACACGCACCGTCGCGACGTAATCGCCGAATAGCACAGTCGTGTCGGTTGCATCATTCTGCCCGTCGCCCTCGTCCGTGATTGCAACGCCGGTGACATTATTCCAGAGCACCGGGTCACCGCTGGCGGGCGTCGTCGGGTGCGTCACCGTGACCGACCGTCCGTAATCGCTCAGGTACTCGGTAATGTTTGTTGCCATTCGTTCCCTCCCAGAGGACAAAAAAAGCGGCGCACCCTCCCGAAGGAGAATGCACCGCTTACGTTTCCGCATTCAGTGAATATATAAAACGCCTAAAAGTTTAAGCGTAGACTATCCTTATTATAAGCGTGTGGATATGTGTTGTCAATATTTACTAATACAACCTTCGATTTCGCCGCCATCGCGCCGTTCGCGCCTGGTGAACAGGGTACGGGGCAGATCGTAATGCCGTTCGATGAGCACCGCCAGTGAGATCACCTGTGGGCGAATGCGCTGCTCAGAGGTGGGCAGCAGTTGCGCGCATTCCACAAGCGGTGGATGGAGCTTGAGTAGCGCCTCACGGACCTTCTGTTGGTTATCCATCGCGTGCCCTCCTGTGCTGTACGGCGCAGCGACAACCGGGGAAGCGCGGCTCGTGATAGTCACCAGATGGGAACGCTTGCGCCATTGGTATCCATCCCACCGCTGCATTCTGCCTACACCCGTCGCTCACCCGATCATCCCCCGTCGTAATCCAGCGATGTTGCATGCGAATACCCTCGCGCTCTATGCGCTCCGCTGCTTGACGTTGCGCGGTCCCGTATGCATTCGCCGTCTCAGTCACGGCTACCAGCTCGGCACGATTGCGCAGATGGCGCTGCGGCTGTGGCGCGCTGAACTCGGCAAAGCGGGTGCGTATCTGGCGCGCCATCTCGGTATACGATGTGCCCTGCTCCATCCCCTCAACCATCAACGTACGGATGTAGTCTCGCGTCGTATCGTTGATCATCGTGACACGTTGCGCGCCGTAGTCACGTAGGAATTGCACAGCCTCCGGGTTGTCAATGTCGAATGCGATGCGTAGGCCCGCCTCACGCTGAATGTCTTCATTGCCAACAATCCAGGACGCCCGCGCCGCTGCTTCGATTGGCGCCGTCATAACCTGCTGTGTCAGTCGCACGGTATCGAGCCAGGCGGTAATCCAGATGTTCTCTGGCACACTCTCCTGAAGCGGTTCCGGGAACGCGTCTCGCAACTTCCGCAACTCTCGCAAAAATGTATTCGATTGGCGCTTGAATGCATCAGCCATAGCCCGCGACAGGCGGCGCTCAATCGGGCGCAGGCGCCGGTCACGTTCGTTCGTGCCGAGTGCCTCAGTGATGCGATCAACGACGATCACTCCCATGTCCATCCCGCGTCATAATGGGCAATGCAGCGTAACATGCTATCATTGCACTCTATCGGTGTGTGATCGGGCGGCGGCGTGCCCGGCGGCGGCGTCACCTCATAGCGCCAGACGGGATACGTATAACGCTCACGAGTGTTATTGTCGAGATCAAGCACCGCCCATGACGCCTCATCATCATCAATACGGCGGATCGTCCAACCACAATCGCGCAAGTGCTGAATAGCGTGCCCTGTCGAGATTTTGTCACGCTCTGTCATCGGACCGATCATGTTCCCTCCCGTTTCGGCGGCCTGGGTAGGTGTTGCCAGTGCGATACCTGCACGTTTGTTATCGGACACCCTTCCCCTTCGAAGAGAAACGATACTCCCACCCAGACGTAATCTTGAGGTCCGAGCCCTTGCCGCACACAACGCGCAAGGCTGTACCCTTCGGCGCCCCACGCGAGCACAATTTTATGAGGTTCCGGCAGATCATCACGCGTGCTAATCCAGTCGGGCGCCTCTGGCTCGTGTTTGGGCGGCGGGGTGAATACCGTTTTTTGTGGAACATTCCACCAATCCCATCTCATTCTACACCTCCCGCACTGCTTCTACAATCCGCCGTGCTACCTCTTCCATATCCGGCGGTGTGCCGTCGCCGAAGTCCCCGGGCTGCCAGTCGTCGGGGTACATCGCGTCCAGTTCTTTGTCTACATCCTCAACGCCAAGCGCAACGAGGAGAAGGCGCGCTACCGTGCGAGCACTCACCGTCTGCGATTGGTACGCCGTGGTGATCGCCTCGACACGTTCCTTTACATCGATGTTGATGATCTCAGGGAAATCGATCACGATACTGCTGTCGTATGGCTCGCCCGTCTCGGGGTTCGTGTTCCAATCCAGGGTGATAGTGTCTTGCCCTGGGTCGGCCTCGTCTGGCTCGCGCTGCACATCCGCCATCCCTGCCAGCGCGCCGCGTGGCGCCATCGCTGCGTTCTTGACAACATACCCGAGGATGTCTTGCAGGACACTCCGCCACATCTCCTGACGGTAACGCATCATCAACTCAGTCGGCCTATCCAGGCTCTTCGCCGTTGCGTGGTTGCCGACATCGGCATCACCGTAAAACACCTCAGGAATGCCCGCTGCTGCCGCGACCATCAGCAGAAAACGACGACCATCCTCAGGCGCAACCGACAGCCCGCGAATGTTCAGCGGCTCATAATCGGAGTCCGAGTTTGCCCGAATGAACGCGCTTCCGGTTGCGGTTGCGGGGTTGGTTTCGCGCCGATCATGGCTGCTAATGGTAGAGGCAAGTTTACTCTTGGCCTTCGCAACGCCGCCCGCGCCGCCGCCCGTCGTGACTTTGACGGCAATGCGGCTCACGGCCTGAGTGTAACTGTGGATGCTCTCCAAGAACACCTTGTACGCCCGTGCCCAATCGATCTGCGCATACACCGTTGACAGCCCGAACTGCCACCAGGACATGCCGCCGACTTTGATGTGATAGATCGGCGCGTCCCATTCGATAGCAATGCCGTTGTAGGCATCAGGTTTGTTACGCGGCGTATAGCGCCAGTCGGGATAGTACGCGGCGCGGTAGCCACCTTGCGCACCTGTCTGCGTCCATCGGCGCAGATAATACCACGGCTCCTTTGCGTCGTCTGGGTTACAGACGATCTCTTGTATCTCAGCAAGCGGCACGCTCCGCACACGTACGCGCCCGCTCCGCTGGTTTGTAAAGAGCACAAAGAAAAGATTGCCCGACACCTGCAAGTCAACGTCCTTGCCCATCATTGCCTGCGTTCGGGTGAGTTCGGCCTGGTTTCGCTCATCATCCCAGAATGATTGAATAACGTCGTTGATCTCAGGGTTTGGCGCGCTCACCTGTACGCCCTGTCCGAAGGTGTAAAACGTTTTGATGTTGATGCCCCGCTGAATGAGCGGATTTTTGAGGTACATCACCTCAGCAAGGTTTGCCACTTCCTGGATAGATTGCCGCGTGAACTGATCGCCGCTGCCGTGTAGTTGTTCCCAGCGTGCATCCGGACCGTACAACTCAAGCTCAAGCTCGCCAATGCGGCTCTCCAGTAGGGAGGCGAGCGCCTCGAAGTACGCGCCCTCATTCGTTGGCTGCTGTGGCTGGTACGGCATGCCATTCGGCAATACAAGCGTGCTCATAACCAGGTCACTCCATAAACGAAAACAAAGTGGTTTGTTCTACCATTGCGTTCAAGTTAAATTCCCACCCTTTGCAAGCAAGGGTCAAGCGATGATACGGGATA